TACCAATGCTTTTTCGACTCCTCGATATATGCGTCGCTCACGCGGCCTCCTTACTAATCCCGGCGGCGCGGGCGAATTGCTCACGGCGGTCGTCGATCTTAGCTACCTTGTCGACAGGCAGGGCTCGGAATGTTTGGCCGGGCTGAATCCACTTAACTCTGACGAGGTAGTCATTGACGACGCGCTCGTTCGTGCCCAGCCAGGCGACGAGATCGGCCGGCATGGAGGGAGGCTGGGCAGGATCTGCAACTGCGGCTGGCTTGGCAGGCTCAGCCGGGGCAGGCTTCGCCGCCTGCTTCTCGGCGATGAACGCGAGAGTCTTCGCCGCCTGGTCCTCGGTGAGTTCGGAGACGTCGACAGCGTTGGCCTTCGCTAGCGCGCGCTCGATGATTCCGCTGCCAATCTCAGTCTTCGCCAGCTCGGTTAACTTCGCGACCTGCTCGGCCTTCGCGAACTCCAGCGGCTCGGCTGGTTGCTCGGGGACCGGCGCCTTCGGCGCGGCTCCGCCGAACAGAGTCTCGATCTGGTCGTACTCCATCGGCAGCTCGTCCGGAAGGCCGTACCGGTTCTTGGCATCCCACGCGGCCGAGTGCGTCGAGTACATTACTCGCTCGCGCCCGCCTTGAGCCTTCACCTTGCCGTCAGTGCCCTCGACAACGAGGACCTTGAAGTTGCAGAACAGAAGCAGGTCGCTCCACTCTTTGAGGACGGGCGCGACCTGCTTGCTGAGCTTCAGCTCATAGCGGTCGTATCCGTCGGTCTGGTCGGGCGGAGACATGCGCTTGACTGCGCTGTGCGCCGTGAAGACGACGTGCAGGCCAGCGGCCGTGAGCTTGTCGCACTCGGTCAAGAAACGCGTCCAGCACTCAGCCAGGATAGTGTACCCCTTGCCGTATCCGAAATCTTCGATGGAAGATTTCCCGGCATGCTTGAGCGTGTGCTCGATCAACGCCTTTTCCGCCCAATCGGCGGAGTCGATGACGATGGTCTGCGCGCCGTGCGGGTTGGTTGCCAGCGTCTTGACCGCGGTAAGCAACGCGTCCCACGTCGGGCAGGCGACGCGCGCAACGTCGAGCTGCGCTGTGCCGTCCTCGACGTCGAGGAAGAGAGGGCTGGGGAAGTGGCTGGCGAGGGTCGATTTGCCGATGCCCTCAGGGCCGTAGATAACGCCGCGGACAGGAGCAGGGCGGCGTCCTTTGGAAATTGTGAGTGCCATGTTGTTACGAGCCTTTCTTGTCGTCTTCGGTTGTGAGGTCTTTGCCGTCGGCTTCGGTGCCGACGACGCCGCCGGAAGAGGTGCGCCGGCCCTTGCTGGCCTTCTTCTTCTCGGCATTTTCCTTGGCCGTCTGCTTGCGCTGCGCCTCAAGCTGCGCAGCCCATGTAAGTTCGTCGTCCTCGCCGGCTGGCGACTGCGGCGTTACGTTCTTCGGCGAGGCCGGAGCCTGCCCGGTGAACGGGACAATAGTGCCGTCGGCCGCGTCAGGCTGCGCTTCGGCGGCCTGCTTCTCGATCTCGTCCATGACCGTTTGCCGGTCGGCCTCGGTCATTTCTTCGACGCGAACAACGTCGCACGGCGGTTCCTTGCGGCGGAGCGTCTTTTTGCCCTTCTCGGGCTGGTCGTATTCGTAGAAGCAAACATATTCCCGCATCTCGTAGCCGGTCGACACCTGCGTCGAGAGGCTGTTGATTTCATTCTCCAGCGTGGAGACCTTTGCCTTGTAGTCGGCCTTCACGCGGTCGAGTTCCTCGTTGACCGTGCCGAGGCGGATGTGCGTGTCGGCCAACTGCTGGCCCTTCTCCCGGCGCTCGTCCGGCGTGTAGTTGTAGCGCAACTGCTCGCGCTGTTCGTTGCGGGCTAGGGTGCTCACTTGGTCACCTCCGTGTTGTCGAGGACGAGGCGCTTGACCTGTCCGCTTTGTTTGGTATTCGTGTCCATAGTTCGCTTTCTTTCTTGAGCCTCGGCGTTACAGCGCCGGGGCTTTTTGTTGGGTGGCGGTTGCTGGGGAAATTACACCCGCGCCCGGCGGTGTTTTGACCGGTCTGGGGCATCGCGTTAGGCAGCATGCCAGGCATGCACCGGGCGCGGGGTTAGTGGTTACGACCTGCCGAAAATGATACGCGCAGCGTGGAGTCTAATCGCGTCGTTATAGTCGGGTATGCCGGCGGCGCTGCTAGGCAAGACGCCGCCGGCTCTGTATACCCCATCGGCAGCGTCCCTAATCGCTGCCGAAATTGATGGGGCCGGCTCGAGTGTACTGCCGGCGGCATGTCCAGTGCCTATGTTGTTGGCCGGGCTTGACGACCGGCCGGCCCCAAATTGAACCCCGCCGGCCTCCGCGTTGGTCCGCGGCTCCGACTCCGCGGCATCACTGCCGGCGGGGGTAAGTGCTGGCGCGGCGTCGAAGTATCCTTGCGGCGAATTCGAGCGCGGTGAGATGCGCGTGCGGCGCGCGAGTGCGTCGGCCGCGGTCGGCTGATGTGCTGGGCCGTAAGGCGTGAAGCTCATCGCGTGGCCCTCCCAGTTGCGCGGCTCATCCAGCGAGGACACGGGCGGCTCTGCGGCATGGCCTCGACCGGCAGTTTGTATTCATTCCCGCGATCTTCCTGGAGCTGCTTGTTGAAGCGGCGGTAGAAGATCGCGTAGTACAGCACGAAAAGGCCGATGAAGAGGCAGGCGACGCAGCCAAATGCCAGCGCGGCGAAGGAGAGGATCGCCGATGCGCTCATGCTGCGGCCCTCCGATCTCTGCTACTCTCAGCGAGGAGCCGGCGCAGTCCGCGTTCGACAAGCACCGAGAGGCTTTCCCCGCGGGCGAAGCTGAGCTTCTTCGCGGCCCCCAAGGTTTGGGGATTCAGGGTGAGGTTTACTGCCGGGCGTCGGCGATTGGGTTTGCAGCTCATGCCTCCGCACTGTGCGGACAGTGTCCGCACACTCAAGCATTATTTTGTTCTTTCCTAAATGTGCGCACACTGTCCGCGTATAAGACGATGAAAACGAAAACACCGACTAGGAATCGCCCGCGTATTCAGTTGTCGCTATCTCCAGTTATGCTCGCCGGGGCTGCCGATCTGGAGAAGCGAAAAGGGAAGAGCATTCCGGCGATCATCGATCAGGCCATAGAGCGGGTGCTGGCGTATCCTCGACACGGTGGCGAAGCGGCTTTGCCCGATTGTAAAATAGAGCGTTACAAAATAGGCTGCTAATTAACGCTAGACAAATGCTCACGCCCCCGTAAGGTGGATGACGTCAGAGGGCACAACGCCCCGAGACGAGACAACCCATACTCCTCGAAAAATGACGACCTACACCGACACCGAACTCAAGAGCGCTATCGCCCGCAGCATCTCCCACGACGAGATCGTCCGCGTCGAGTGCGACGATATCCGCGCCACCCTCGCCCGGATCGACGACGACGAGAATGTGACCGAGCTCGACCATACCGACTGTCACACCTCCGAGGGAGCCCCGATGATCGACTGCTACGGCAAGCGCCTCGGCTCCGACTGGCGCCTCTACCTCGTCCGCCGTTGACCGTCTGCCACAGCCCCGCGCGCCGGGGCTCCACAGACTGCCAGACCGCAGCCATCCCCGCCCGAGGGTACCGGGCAACGTAGAGACTCACCATCATGACCACCACCGCAATCCGCAGCTATCTCGGCCGCTCGATCTACCCCTGCTCCTATGTGGAGTCCACGCAAGCAGGCTATCGCTGGTACGTGGAGTGCATCCACCCCGCGACCAAGATCCCCTACGGCGAGCAGGATAGCCGACGTTGCCGCAGCCTCGCGGAGGCGCGGGAGTATATCCGCGAGAGCGCAGCGCAGGCCCGCGATCTCGCATGAAGCAAGCCCTTATGACCACTGCTCATCGCAAACATCCCGGCGGCCGCCCGCCGAAGAAGCCAGAGGATCGCCGCGTGCAGCTCGCCGCCCGCGTGACTCCAGCCACGGCCGCGCTGTACGCTCAGGTCGCGCCGTACCACGGGAGCGTCGGTCGAGCAATCGACGAACTCTCCGGCCTCGGCATGGAGTATCTCCGCGTCCTATACGCTGCCGGCAAGGTCAGGCTGCCCGATGGGCACCCGGCTACGCGGACGCCGCCGCTGTAACCCGCAGAAAGTCAGGAAAAGGGTGAGAAGCGTAACGCGGAATGGGTTCTGGCGGCGTAACCGCGGCAGCGCCGCCGGAGTACCGCCACGGCATCGCGGGGCGATCCAATTGCGGGGCTCTGCGCCAGCGTTGCAACGGCAGTGCACCCGGCCATTGGTTACGTTGTCCATGGTTACGACATGTCCCCTTTAGCCGCCCGTCCCCTTTAGCCGCCCTACCGCTGGGAGGTCGTATCCGCGGTGATGCCGTGGAGTGATCATCGCAGCCACTTGGTCGACAAGTATTGCATGATCCCGGCGAGCTCGTACGAGGTGAGGGCAGAGGCGCAGACAACGAGCTCCTGGATTTCCCCCGTGAGGTAGGTGCCTGATACGGCCCCGCCGATCCACCGTGCTCCAAGCAACACCCCAGTCGCGCTGCCGAGCGACTCCGACCAACCCTCCGTCGCTGACGTCCGCACGTCGCGATAGTCGTTGCCGCGGTCCGACACGACGATACGACCGCCGATTACCTGGGCCGAATATGCGGATCTCCCGCACGGGCGCGGGCCGAGCAGCATAC